TGTACGAAGAAAAGGAGGAAAATTGATGGCGAAAATTTATGCAGCCCTGATCCGCAAGGGTATCAAGACGCTGGACGAGGTGCCCGCCCGTCTGCGCAGCACCGTGGAAGCCCTGCTGGCCGAAAAGACCGGCGAAAAGAGTGAGGAGTGAGCTCATGATCGACTTACCTGTGACGCTAACCAGTAACGGTCATATACAGTTACCCGGCTATGGTAGTTTTTATGTCTTGGCTACACCAAGAACCGGGGCGCCTACCGCCTGCGCATCACCGCCACCGGCGAGTGGGAGGGCCTGACCATCCGGGCCTGCTGGCACCTGCCGGGCGGCGGGGCACCGGCGTCCACGCTGGTGAAGGACGGCTCTGTGGCCGTGCCCGCCAGCGTGACCGCCCAACCCGGCAATGGCTGCATCACCTTTGAGGGCTCAGATGGCACCTGCACCGTGACAAGTGCAGATCTGCGCTACCGTGTGGCTGCCAACTCCGGCACGGATGACGGCAGCATGCCGGAGCCTGGCACCCCCGCGTGGCAGCAGTTTGTGGATGCCGTTAAGTCTGACGCAGCTGCCGCCGCTCAGGCTGCTGCCGGTGCTGCCAATCGGAGCGCCAAGGCCGCGTCCAAAGCTGAGGCAGCCGCAGGCCGGGCAGAGAGCGCCCAGAAAGCGGCAGAATCTGCAAAGGCTGACGCGCTGGATGCCATTGGCACCAGCAAGCAGGACGCTCTGGATGCCGTGCAGCAGGCCCAGAACGGCGCGGTCAAGGCCGTGACCGACACCCAGACCACTGCCACAAAGGCTGTCCAGACTGCCCAGAGCACCGCCACCGGCGCTGTGACCAAAGCACAGACCACGGCCACCGCTGCCGTGGAGAAGAAGGGCGAGGAGGTGCTGGCCACCATCCCGGAGGACTACACCAACATCCTTGCCCGCGTGGCTGCACTCGAATCCTGCGGCTTTGTCGTGGTAAACGGCAAAGTCTGCATGAAATACGCTAAAACCTGAAAGGAGTAAATCTCATGGCTGAATCTATGGTAACTGATCCGATCTATCTGGACGAAACCGCGAAAGCCAACGGTGCAAAGCTGGATCTGCTCAATGCCACCATGCTGGGCGTGTCTGCCTCGCTGGGCGTGCTGGCAAAGGCTCAGACCGGCATTTTTGAGGAGATGGATTATAACGCCATCAAGGCCGTTGTGGACGCTGGCAGCGCCCCGATTACCTTCCCCACCGGCACCCAGCTGGTGAACACCTACACGGGCAAGGACGGCAAAGCCTACGACTGCCCGTGGGATGTGGTGCAGCCGGACGATACCGCAGAGGGCGAGAGCGGCGCCACGGTCCCGGCAATGGTGTTGCAGATGCACTATGCAACCTTGTATGACCTGCAGTTTTCTGCTTATCAGGCATTCTATGTGGTGCCTGACGGCGGCCTTGTGGCGGGCACCTACAACGTCAAGATGGGCCTGAACTGGGGCAATAATGTCAAGACCGATGCGGTCTATCAGTTCACCCTGACCAAGGCGGCCCCGGCGGGTGCCCGCCTGACCGGCTTCTATAATGCGCCGGACGTTGTGCCTGCCAACTGGAAGGTCTATGTCTACAAGGATCAGCAGAAATCTGAGCTGCTGGAAACCTGCAGCGTGACCGCTGGCAGCGCTGGCACCAATCTCGGCACCTTCCTTGCCAAGGAAACCGGCGATCTGAACGGCCTGCATCCTGTTGGCTATGGCGATAACCGGTGGTGGAAATCCGCGTACCGGCAGTACCTGAACAGTGACGCAGCGGCAGGCGCATGGTGGCAGCCGCAGGATAAGTGGGACATGAAACCCGATCAGGCCGACACCCTGCCCGGCTTCCTGTCCGGCTTCTCTGATGACTTCAAAAGCGCTTTGTCCCGCGTGAAAGTCGTGACCTACGGCAACGGCGTTACCGATGACGGCAGCGCCGTTGTGACCTATGACAAGATTTTCCTACCCTCCCTGCAGGAGATCTATTGCAGTCCGCAGGTGTCCGGTGAGGGCAGCTATTGGCCCTACTGGAAAGAGCGCACCGGCGCAAAGACCCCGCAGGCCCTGTGGCAGACTTATCCCCTGCGCATTACCCGCGATCTGGCACAGCGTACTGTGGGCCGCTATGTGCGGCTGCGCTCTGCGTCTCGTGGCGGCGGCAGCTACGCTTTCGGCGTCTCCAGTTCCGGCCATGTGGGCACCTGGAACGGCATCACCGCGTCTCGCAGCGCCCCGGCTTGCAAAATCACCAAATTGGCATACTCACCGGGCAATTCCTTGCCCGGTGAGAAAGTGAGGGCTTTACATGGCAATGCGCAAAGACGAGATCCCGGACAACAAATTTACTTTGCCGCTTGATGCACGGGATCTGGCACTGTACACCAGACAGATCACCAAAAACGCAAAGATCTTTGACCCGGAGATTGACGCACACCTCCCCGGCCAGCTGCGTGCGACTGCCGATCAGATATATTTTGATATCTTTGAGGCCAACAGCATCCGGGTGGACGGGCCGGAAACCAGAAAGGCCCGGCTTGACCTCCAGAAGCAGGCCGTCCGTCTGTGTACCCGCCTGCTGGCTGAGATGGACATGGCAAAAGTCAGTTTCCATCTCTCCGGCAAGCGGTGCGTTTTCTGGGGCGGTACTGTGCGAGATATCCGGCAGCGCTGCCGGGACTGGCACGAGAATGATGCAAAGCGGTATAAATCGCTTTGACATAAAAAATGGCTGTAGGCTATTGGGCCGCAATGTGCGGCTGCGCTCTGCGAATCGTGGCAACGGCAACAACGCTTTCGACGTCAACAGTTCCGGCAATGTGAACAACTGGAACGGCATCAACGCGAATCGCAGCGCCCCGGATTGGACGGCAGCAAACCCACAAAAGCCTCTGCATAGCATGGGCCGGGCGAAAACTGCCGTGCAAGGAGCCGAGTGCCATGCCTGCCCTCTGGCAGGCGAACAATAGCCGCCGGACGTGGCCACCCTGCGGGGTGTTGACCGCTATCACCCGGCTGCTCCTTGCGAGGAGAACTGAAAAACAGTGCAAGAAGATGAAATAATCGGCTTTGATGCCCTGTATACCTCAATGGGCAAATGCTCCAAAGGCGTGCGCCGCAAGGCTGCCGTGGGCAGATATTGCCTGTTTGGCATGGACGAGATCCTGAGACTCCATCAGGAACTTGTCACAGGCACATACAGGGCACGGCCAACATCAAAAGTCAAAATCACCTATCCAAAGCCCCGCGTGGCGGTGGCTACCAGTTTCCGGGATAGGGTATATCAGCGCTCACTCAATGACAATGCCGTCTATCCGGCCATGTCAAAGGGCTTTATCCGGCACAATGCGGCCTGTCAGACAGGCAAGGGCACTGACTGGGCCCGACAGCAGGTCAAGCTGATGATAGAACGCGAATACCGGCAGCACGGCCCAGACGGCTGGTGTCTGCTGGTAGATATCCGGCACTATTACGATACGATGCCGCACGAGGTGGCAAACCAGCGCTTTGAGCGCAAACTGCCATACAACGTGTATGCCCGTGTGCGTGACGTGCTGGATCGCCAATACACCGGCGAGGCCGGTTATAGTCCGGGCAGCCAGATGGTGCAGTTGGCCGGGATCTCGGTGCCTGACCCCATAGATCACTACATCAAAGAGCGCCTGCGTGCGGACAAGTATGTCCGCTTTATGGATGATAGTTGGATCTGTCACCATAGCAGGGAGCAGCTGGTGGAGTGGCGGGAGGCCATCCGGGCCCGGTATGCTACCGAGGGAATGGAACTACACCCGACCAAGACTAAAATAGTCCGGCTGCGGGATGGTTTCCGTTTTCTCGGCTTTATCTACCGCCTGACACCGGAGGGCAAGGTCATAATGACCGTTGACCCGCAAAACGTTAAGGCAGAGCGGAAACGCCTGTACAGGCTGGCCCAGCTTATCAAGGCGGGCGAAAAGCCCGTCACCGCTCTGCGCGAACAGTATAAATCATGGAAAGCCCATGCCGCAAAAGGCAACTCCAAGCAGCTGCTGCAGCGCATGGATAAATACGTTAAATCTCTTTTGGAGAGGATAACATGAAAATTCTTCACAAGCCCGGCAGCATTCAGGCCGCGACTGAGGACGAAAACCGGGACGCAGATCTGGCACAGATTGCGTCTATGGTGGATTTTCTGTGCATTCTGGCCGATGTCCCGACCGAGGACGAGGCCACCAACACCGAGGAGGGCATGAGCAATGAATGAGAATCACAGCGCAGCCTTTGACAAGGCAAAGAAAGAGTACGAGGCAGGCCGGTGGTCTAAGGCCATGCTCAAAATTTTGGTGCAGCGCAAGCCCCAGCGCCTGACTGAGGCCGAATATACCGAGATCACCGGTGAGCAGTATGCTGGAACTTGAGTTGATCGACCTGCTGACCTCCACGCTGCACAGGCTGCTTGATATCGTCCACCGACAAAACACGCAACTCCACCAGCTGGGCGGCGTTGCGTGCGAGGAAGAGCTGGAAGATATTGAGTTGACCTGTGAGGCCGTGGGGCTGGATGCCCATGATGGGCAGGAGGACAAAGACAATGGCAACTAAACAGTATTCCCTTGCAAAGGATGGCGCCAAGCAGCTGGCACCGGGCTTCCGTGTCCGGGAGTTCCGGTGCCGGGACGGCTCCGACACCATCATGATCGACCAGACCCTCGCGGTGCTGCTGCAGGCCATCCGGGAGCATTTTAACAAGCCCATCACGATCACCAGCGGCTACCGCACCGCTGCCCACAACAAATCCGTGGGTGGAGCCAAGAGCAGCCAGCACCTGCTGGGCAAGGCAGCGGACATCCAGGTGGCGGACACCACCGTGGAGGCCGTGGCCGCATACGCCGAGAGCCTGATGCCGGACTGGGGCGGCGTTGGCCGCTACCCGGTCAAGGCAGGCCGCGCCAAAGGCTGGGTACATGTGGACACCCGGCCCAACAAAAGCAGATGGACACAGTAAACGCAGTAAGAGGGAGTGAACTATATGGCCAGCTATCTGATCTCCGACGCACCCTACGCGGCGTGGCTCTCTGATGTACTCGCTACACTGGAAGAGTGCAAAATCGAGAAAATTGCTGTTGCAGCTCCGCTGCCTAACGGCGAGGTATTCACGGGCTATTTCCGCCTGGACACGATGGACAAGGCACTTCTGGCGGCCAACATGCAGGCCGACGCTGTGCTGGACGCAGTGTGCCACAACGGACAGCGCATCCAGCAGGCGTGGGAGGACAACGCCGAGGACGAAAGGGGGTGATACCAATGGAGAGCATCATCTCAGCTATCCTTGCCGGTGCCGTGACCCTGATCGGGGTGCTGATCGCCAACAGCCGCAGTCAGGCCGTGACCGACACCAAGCTGGAAGAGCTGACCCGCGAGGTGCGTGAGCACAACAACTTTGCCCGCCGCGTGCCCATTTTGGAAGAGCAGATGAAGGTGGCCAACCACCGCATCTCTGATCTGGAAGCAAACGAACACGAGAGAGAAAGGAACTGACTATGAACGCACATATCACCAACACCAACCGCAACGTCTCCGCCGGTACCATCGCCCGCACCGCCTGCCTGCTGCTGGCCCTGACTAACCAGATTCTCAGCGCCTGCGGCAAGCCCGTGCTGCCCATCGAGAGCGCCACCGTGGAGCAGCTGGTCACCGCTGGCATCACCACCGTGGCCGCGCTGGTGGCCTGGTGGCAGAACAACTCTTTCACCACCGCCGCAATCCAGGCGGACAAGTACCTGGAGAACAAGAAG